ACGGCGACCACCGAGATCTACACTCTTTCCCTACACGACGCTCTTCCGATCTGGACGGCTTTTGAGCGCATAGCACGCAGTAGCGTGTTGTGTCCGACGTCGTGTGGTGCACGTTACGCACACCCCAAAAACGCACGGGGTAAATTGTGCGTCTTCATTTAAACGGAATAAAGATATGAAAGAATTATCATCTGTAAAAGGTGCTCAAGGATACGAGCACGCAAGTACAAATGTTGCTAGTTATGTAGCAGAGTGCAAAGGTAGCGCAGTTTTAGCGCAGAGTCTCGAAGTGCTTAATAGTTACCGCAAAAAGCTATTAAGCGAGTGCAAAGATAGCGAAGTTGTAAGCGCAAAGAAAGAACTAGAGAAAGCACGTGCTAAGTACAACAAGTTAGCAACAAATTACGTGCTTTCAGATGAAAGCTATTGCAATTTGCAAACTGAGTGTGTACGCTCCGCTGTAAGCGAGTTTTCTCGCAAACATAAGCTACCTAATTTCTTTGCATGGTTTGATAACAACGGCAAAGACAAACAAACATCTATTATAGATAGTTTGCAAAGACTAGGTAGTAAGTTGTGCTCATTGCATCAAGCCTTTGCAAGTGGTGCAAAGGTAGCAAAGAAGAAGAGTGAAAGCATAACAGACTTGCAAAAACAGATAGCAGAGTTGCAAGCAAAGTTAGTAGCAGCGCAAAAGTAAGTAACACAAAACAGATAGCTAGAGAAAAATCTAGCTATCTAGTTTCCCCACTGGCTACCTGCTAGATAGCCAGTGGGAAATTTTACTCCAGGTTTTTCAACTTGGAGCGGATCGTCGTATCCTTATTTTTCCCACACGATTTTGGAAACCTTGTCGTGGTGTGTGGGCTTAACTCAGAGAGAGAATTTATTCTCCCTCAGGGAACTAATTGCCAAAAATTCAGAGAAGTATCTCAGTAAATCGAGAGTGCGAGAGGCACACCGAGATGGGAGAGAGTAACGTGTTACTCAGAGACATCCATCCGAGAGATACGCAAAAATCCCTGGCGTGAGCGTCGAATGAGATGAGACGGCACGACGGCTAGGGGATTTGTATCATCTAGATTCATATTCTATTCGGTGTTGTGAGCCGTTCGGGAGTGGTTACCCGAGAAATCCCAGTGTGTGCAATCACGATTGCAGCGTTCAAGGTACACACTATCCACGCTGACTGAAATCGGTTGCTTGTCATCCGTGCGAGATTTATCTCCTCAGAAATAAACAAGCTGCTGGCAGAAGCATAAAATCTGTAGGGTGTGAGCCACGTAGTTAAGACGATAAAGATAAAACGTGGTGCAAAGATGCACATCCTGGCTAACGGGGCGGGGAGAAATCTCCGCTCTACAATTACAAACCATTTAAACAAATAGAATTATGAAAGAAGTACATTACATTTGGATAGATTTTGAGAGTTCGACGGGTTCGTCTAAATCGATACTTTTACGTAACGGTTGTTTTTCTCTCGATGGTGCAAAGAAATTCATAAAATCTTTGCGCCCAAAAACTCTTTATGAGAATAGACCAACTTTCTTGAAGGACTGTGTAAAAATAACATTGACCGCACAGAACATTGTCTCGTCTAACACTCTCTACAGAAGAACCATTAATATTGTAGCCTAAACTCCCTACGCTTGTAGGGAACAATAACCAAAAATATTAGAATTATGAGTACGCAGAGAATTAAATGCCTCGATATGTGCGAGGTTGAGAGTATCATTGCAGATGCTCAGGAGATTTTGAGTCACGTAGAATTCGGGTCGCTAAAGAATGGTGTGCTTACATTATTCTGCGTGGCGTGAGCCTAAAATCCGTAGCCAGTACGATAATTGTCGTGTGTGGCTACGGAACAATTACCAATAAAAATAGAATTATGAAAACAAGACAGATTATTTATTCAAGTACGATAATTGTGCTTGGATTTATTCAGAGTGTTCCTGCTCTGTTGTGTTTAGCAAGTACGAATATTGCCATTATTCTGCTTGGAATATTTTGGGGAATTGTGCTTGGAATATTTTGGAGCAGTACGATAATTGGCAGGTGGTTCTTCAGAGAGATGTGGCGATCCACACTCCGCTTGGAGAATTTCATCCTGCCTGGAGCGTGAGGAATCTAGAAAGTACGAAAATTGTGCTTGGAAACATTCAGCCTAAAAACTGCTCATTCAATTTGGGCAGTACGATAATATTACCAATTAAATTACAGAATTATGAAACAGAGAATTTTTATCGCAGTGTTTGTTATCGTGTGTCTTGCACTTGTAGCCGTATCCGTTGACAGCGTGAACTGCCACAGAGCAAACGTGATGCTGAGAAAGGCGGTTATCAGCCAGGCAAATGAGATTTCAGAGCTTAACGGCTGTCACACGCCAGAGGGAACTACAACGTTCGTAGGTCTCAGAAAGTAGCCAAATCTGAGAGGAGTTTCCGCTCCTCTCTTCTATTAACCAAAATATTAAGAATATGTACAAGACGATAGCAAAGGAATTAAGCAAGTGTGAGTTAATTGATATCATGATGGGCATGGACTGCGAGGAAGATATGTGTACATACACATCTATCCAGAGAGTTCTATGTCCTATACAGGCGTGCGATGAGTTCGGCGGCGATCCTGAGGATTCTCGTCCTCTGCTGCCGGGAACATACCTGGCAGTATATCATGACAAGATGGAGGATGAGCCGTTTCCTATGTTCGCAAAGATTTGCGCCCACATCATTACAGATGAGGACAAATGTCAGATGCTCATGAACGGAGACGGCTGTATTCTGATTTTCCTGCTCAACAAGTACGAGTAGCCAAAAATGTGCTCAGGCATTTTCCTGGGCATACTATGTAGAGCCATTAAACAATTTGAATTATGTTAGACAGAAAATCACAGAAGAATTTTGAGCGTGCGCTTATGCATGAGATGGAGAAGATCAAGATTGCTGCACGCCAGTGGCACAATAATAACACCAGAGGCTACAGAGATTATCGTAGCAAGAAAACTATCTCCAAGAGTTTCTCTGAGATTGCGGTATTGTGCATGAGCTAAATGTGCGTGACGATTGTCACGCATACTATTCACCAATATTTAAGAATTATGATAGATGAAGAATACAAGGAGAATGTAGAGTACATACTCTCTACGATTTTGCCTAAGTTGCAGGAGATTCAGAGAGAAGTATTGAAAAATCAATCAAGACTGAGCCTTGATGTTAGCGTTAGCAATAAAAACGGCGAAGGGTATATAAGTTGTTTTGCCTGTGTCATGAATGACATGGGAGAAATAACGGATACTTGTTTTCCACGTTTCATCTGCGTATGCAGCAAAGAGGAGATTGACGAGCGGCTTAACGAACTTAAAGAGTTCATCAAGAAGTACATAGCCTGAAAATTGAGGGAGTTTTATCTCCCTCTCCTATAAACCAAAAATGTAGAATTATGAGCAAATGGGTACAATTCTATCACAAGATTAACAAGTTTGACCTTGTGAACATGAGATTTACAGATGATTTCAGTATTGTGGAAATGGTTGGCATGGATTCTATTATGCCTATTGACGGTAGACTTAATCTGTCATCCATACGTGCTGAGATACAGAAGAAAATAGAGAACATGAAGAAAATCGAGAGTTTCGACCCTTGTGCATTCTCCATTCTCACCGGCAGTTCTATTCTGAATTCTTCAGAAAGTCCGGTGTACAATCTCTAGCCAGAACTGGGCAGTACGATAATGTGCTGCCTGCTATTAACCAACAATTACAGAATTATGAGTGATTTAGAGAAAATCCTGAATGACGATTTACTGAAGTGTAAAATCGTTGAGTCAGTAGAGAATCCTATTAGGCGTGTGAACCTCATCAAGTGGACGCACGATAATACATTCTCTATTGCAGAGGTACGCAAGGATACCGGTAAGCTAGAGGTCACAGACTTGAAAGCTGCCAGTGGTCTTGAGGCATACAAGCATTTCTACAGAAATTATGGCGACATTGCCATATGTGGCTAAAACTCCCCACGATAATGTGGGGAACCATTATGAATCATTAAACAGATGAATTATGGAAAAGAATATTTGGGAATATGTGATGAACAACAAGGGTGAAGTTATCGAGAAAGTAGCCGATTATATCGGTGTTGAAAGCTTCGCCAAGGTAATCGAGAGCCTATATCGTGAGTGTCTTGAGAATTTCGATGACGCAGATGATCTAGAAGAATACATTGCCGATTTGTACGGAAAGAATATCCAGTCTCTTGCATGGGAGTTTACTCACAAGGTAAACAGAGAGATGAAGAAATATCTCCATCTTAACGACCAGCGCATGGATGGAAATTTTGCCAATCTGTACAACGATTATCCTAGACACGTTACAGGAACGTTCTGGGCGACGGACTACGATGGCGATGATTACTACGATTTGTATCCTCAGATGGTAGCCCGACTTGATGCCGCAGAGGACAGCGAGCAGGCTAGCAAGGACAGGGCGTACCTCGAAGAATGGTATTTCAAAGCCTTCGGTACGTACAACATCAAGTACAATTTCGGCAATTACCTTGAAGAGGTTCACTCCATGATGGAGGAAGATTACGAGGAAGCCTAACAATATCCCCTAGCATGGGGGTATTCAATGTTAAACAATTTAAATGATATTAGATATGAGTTACGAATTTGCTAAGAAGGAGATTGGTGATTACAGAATCACCATTTACCAGGATGAGGATGCCGAATGCCCTTGCACAGAATGGGATTTGGCAGGCGTTTACTTCTGGGACTATTCTGATTACGGATACAACAGGGGACTTTCTCGTGGTTGTAGCAGTGAAGTCGACGCTGAAAATGCAGAGGCTGCCTTGAAAGAGCTTGTCTGCAAATATGTGTCACAAAAGAAGATTATTGATTATATCAATAGTGAAAGCGTCGACAATTACCGTATGCGCTATGACAAGAGTGACCGCATGTGGTATCTTGAGAGTCTGTACAATGGTGAGTGGTATAACCACGAAGAGTTCTGCCCGAGCGACTTGAAGAGATTCGACTATAGAGAAGAACTTTGCGATATCCTCGAAGAGGACGATTTCACGTACCTTCTGCACGACTGTAAGGATATTGCATTCTACGAGTGGTCATCTACTGGCTACAGTCAGGGAGATTATGTCAGCGGATATGCCTACTGCGACAAGAAGCGTTTCTCCAAGTATTGTGACACTAATACAAAAAACTGGAGAAAGCGAGCCTTGGACCTATTTGAGCATGAGGTTAAGTGCATAGGTCTTTGGATGTGGGGAGATGTCAAGGGATTCGTCTTGGAGAAGAAAGTCCATTACAAGAAAGTCTTCACGGAAATAGGTCGTGAGCCGGAGGACGGCTACGACTGGGAGCAGATTGATTCCTGCTGGGGAGAGTACTACGAGGACTCTGACGAGCTGATTAAAGACGCTCTCGAAGAGAATGGAATCAAACTAAAAGAAACAGCCTAACAAGGGGAGCTTGCATGCTCCTCTTCCATTAACCAAATTACAAAGAATTATGAAATTGAAACTTTATCACGACACAAGAAAGAAGTTCCGTGACTGCGTGGATGCGTGGACAATCTACGTTCCTTATCCGAAGTGGCTTAGAGAAAAGACATGCGGTACAATGGGAACATTCCTCGGATGCACTCCAACGGAGACGGGAATGATACGGTGCATCTGGGAGCACGACGAAAGAAGATGTGGACGCCCGTATTTCGGCAAGAAGATTGATCCGAAGGATACCCCTAAAGCATTTCAGGAAATTTTCTACAACATGGAGAAGCTTTGGAACGAGGCAATCACCAAGAATACGAATGAAGCGTGGAAAGCATGGAACGAAGCCTAAAATTGGTAGCCATTGGCTACCTGCCAATAACCAAATACAGAAAATTATGGAAAGAATTACATTTGCAGAGAAAGGCAGTAGAACCATCTACAGACTGGGCAGACGCATAGTATGCTACAGAGAGGGCTACAGAGTTTATATCGGAAAGCCTTCTGATACTACGCACGACACGTTTGATGCGTTATCAGAGAATATCGCACACGAGACGTGCGTTGAGATTTGTGAGCGCAGAATCTACGCAAAGATGAAGTACAACAATCCTGCCGCATACAACGCCCACAGAGTATTGAACGCATTAGCCTAAAGATAGCCTCCGGGCTATCACTATAACCAATTAAATAAAGAGAATTATGAAGAGATATTACGTATCAGTCACAGAGACTTTAAACAAGATTGTCAACGTAGATGCTGAGAGCGAGGAAGAGGCAGTAAAGAAGACACAAAAGGCCTACGATAATTGCAACATCGTCCTTGATTCTAATAATTTCGTAGAAGAAGAAATAGAGCTTGACTCTAATCAGGAGTTATATGCTGACAACGAAAAAGAGCATGGAGGAGATGTTTATCAGCACATCGACTAAGCCAAAAGCGTGGGTTCGCCCACGTACTATTAACCAAAATATAGAGATTATGAAGTATTATGTATCAGTAACTGAAATGCTCAATACCGTAGTGCGTGTCGAAGCTGAGAGTGAGAAAGAAGCTATAGACAAAGCCAAGTACGAGTATAGCGACGGAGTAATTGAACTCACTCGCGAAGATAACTACAGCGGTGAGCAATTTGAGATTGATGACGATCAGGAGTACTGGAGAGAAGCAGAAGAAAATGGCAACACAGTACTCCAGCACATCGACTAGCCAAACGGGGAGAGTAATCTCCCTACCAATAACCAAAACATCATAGATATGAAGATTTTAAGAGACAATGACTACAACAGGCGTCCGATTAAGAATATGACAGCCTCCCGATTAAAGAATAGAGCAAATAAGGAATATGTGCTTCATTTTCGCTGCAAGGAGCTTGGTACATCGTACACTATTGGGATAAACGCTGACCTACTTGTGTGGGCTTACCAATACAGAAACGGCGTTCTTATTCGTTCTTTCAAGGAAGAGAACATTCCAACTTTTGAAGAAGCGTATCAATTCTTTGTTAATTCTTGCAACCACTGTCTGTTAGAGCAGAGACTTGTAGAAATGGCGAAAACTTTTTAGCCTAAAAAGCGCAGCTAAGGACTGCGCACTATAACCAAAACAAGAAGAATTATGAATGAAGACAGAATCCTAGAGATGTTCTTCGAAAAAGCCAGATGGCAGTATGCTATCGAGAAAGGCTTATTCAAGGACATGAACAAAGCAGTAATGTATCAGATGACGAGCGTGAGGGAGACTCAAAACTGCTAATATCGTTCTCCATCTACGAAGATGAAGCTACGATTTCATTCCACTGGAATGTGCCGAAAGATTAGCCAAACAGGTCAGCCAATATCGACTGACTACTCATATCATAACTAAATTTTGTTTAAATGGTTCAAGCCGGTCTGTCGTGAGACACGCCGGTTTTTTGTTCCCCAAGTTTAACCAATTTTAAATTAGAATTATGAGTAGAAATTACTGGACATTAGGTAAGGAAGGAATGAAGACTCGTCTGTCAAAGGCACAGGCAGCTTATGAGAACGCATTAGAGAACGTCAGCGACTTGCATGTCAAGATCAGCGATGGCAACAACAAGTTGGGAGCAATCCCATCTGTATCGCTTATCCCGGTCATGGATTGCGGTAACTGTGCAATCTGTGCGAAGAGCTGCTACGACCTGCGCAATGACATGATTTACAAGGAGGTCATCAAGACGAGAGCTATCAATTCTGCAATCTACCATGAGGATCCCGAGCGATACTTCAAGGAAATTGATGGGTATCTCGACTACCGATTCCCTCGTGCATTCCGATTCCACATCGGCGGCGACATACAGGACAAATGGTATCTTGATAAGATGTGCGAGATTGCTCGCAAGCATAAGGATACCAAGTTCCTGGCGTTCACGAAGATGTTCGATGTGTGTAACGAGTATCTCGATGAGGGCAACGTCATTCCTGAGAACATGCACATCCTATTCAGCGGATGGCTTGGTCTCAAGATGGACAACCGCCACGGATTCCCTGAGGCGCATCCTATCTTCGAGAGCGGAACATCTGCTCCGGAAGGAACACGTCTGTGTACCGGAAATTGCACAGAGTGTCTGAAGGAAGATAGGTTGTGCTGGTCTATCGGGAAAGGACAGGCGGTAGGATTCCTCGCACACTAGCCAAAAGCCTCGTCGGGAATGACGGGGTACTATGTCTAACAAATTAAAATTTTGAATTATGACAACAGCAAGAAGAGGTACAAGAATGCTCAAAGCTTCCGACATCATGAAGAGAAAGGGCATTGTCCAGAAACAGATGGACATGAACAAGTTCAACGAGGTTATAGAGAATTTCTTTATGACCCACGAGCCTAAGGATACGATTCTACTTACGCCGAAGAGATTCATTGAGATGGATAACCCGCCAGAGGGAGACTTCATCGACTATCTCGATGTCAGCGTCTGGGAGAAGAAGAGCGAGGACCCGGATGACCCGTTCGACTTCATTGACTATCAGTTCATGAAGAAGAACGGTATGCTCCGTCCTATCCTTATGGTGAACGAGCCTTTCATCGGCAATGCTGCCGGGTGGCTGAGAGATTTTTGTGGATTCACTGTGAAGAGCAGAACACGAAAGAAGAAGAAGGAATACATCGTGTCTCTGCCGGTGTAAAGCCGAACAAGGCGTGGAACAATCCGTTTCACGCTCCTAGTATTAACCAATTAAAATTAAAGATATGAATGATTTTTTGAAATTAGCAGAGAATTTAGGATGGAGTTATAATGTTGACGATACACCTAACGAAAGAGGTGAGGTTTGCGTCGAGTTAGAGAAGTATTCCCCACAAGACCAAGATTTCATCGCCACAATTTGGTTCGAGAATGGCAATAAGTCTGATTTCATGGATAAGTTGTATCAATATTATAGCGACTTCGATCCTGACGAGGAAGCCAGTAAATGGATTGGCGAGGATGGACATGGTGCTAACGGCGCGCCATACAAATTATCGGATATTTTGCAAGATATGGAGGATTGCAAGGATATGCTACTAGATTTATGGCACGAGTATTTTTACGATGAGTACCCAGAAAATCGTCCAAATGAGACCGACGAAGGGAAGCGACTCGCAGGAGAAATCGAGGAGAAATCCGGAAAGTATTACCACTCGTGCTCTCTACAGAATTATCCGAGCGGTAAGTACGGCGTTATCATTGATGGCTGTCAGAAGTTTCTATCGGACTGCAAGGAAGAGGCATTAGCCTATATGAAAGGCGTGCTTATGGGCCTTGATATCGAAAGAAAAGACTAAGCCAAACAAGCCTGCCGGGAACGGTGGGCATCAAGTTAAACCAAAATATTAAGATTATGAAGAGAAAAGTATTGAAAGACAAGATTGATGAGTTGCGTTCAACAGCAAAGATGGAACTTGCATGCACCATCCGTGAGATAATGAGAGAGCACAATGTGAGCAGAAAGGTGTTCGATTGGCCTGTACTTGCCGGCGACAACAGGGAGGTGAACATCGTAGAAGTAGGCGACAGCGATACAGCTATCCCTATCATTCATAGCCGATGCACTTCTGTAGGGTTTGAGTTTCCGGAAGCAAAAGCTATCGATGACGATATACCAGTTGACCTTCTTGCAGACATCGCTACTAGTCTGAACGACGAGCTGAACGGCTATATTGGTGTCTATGCTGCAAAGTATAAGATTGCCTACAATGATGGAATTTTCATTTCTAAGGAGAATCCGTACGTATTCCGAGCAAAATCATATAAAGATGCATTGGATGAGGCGGAAGACTACATGCGTGTGTGGAATGACCATAATGGTTCTACCCTAAGACTCGTATCAGTCGAGAAGCAGACTGCTTCGGAAGGTTAAATTAGCGTTAAAAACGGCAAAGACGATGGTTTATATTATAAACTTTTCGTATCTTTGCCACTAGTAACCAAAATATTAGAATTATGACAGAAGAAATAAGAATCAAGACAAGAGATTGGGAGAGACTTCTTAGCTACACACAGCAGCAGAAGTACAAGACTGCCATCAAGCAGGGTTGGTTCGCCAATTATCACAGCAACGCCTGGAGGCATGACACGTTCTATGGCGCATACATCTGGAAATACCCGAAGCTTATTAAGGTTGTAAGGATGTTCGAAGAGATGCTTGGACATAAGCCATTATGGGAAGACATCACCGACGACAATCTGCGCGACCTCTTCGAGAAGATCCAGGAGAACTACGCTCCTAACTCGGCAAGAACCGTATGTGCAACCATCAAGGCTGTGATACGTGAGAATGATGCTACCAGGGAAATTCCTAGTCCTACGTTCGGCAGAATACTTAGAGCGAAGGCTGTACCGGTCCAGTCTGTATATCTCTCTGATGAGGAGATAAACAGAATCATAAAGTACAACCCTCACGGGAAAACAAAAAGATATGTTCAGAGAATGTTTATCATGGAATGTCTCTGTGGCGCACGTTACAGCGACTGCCAGAGAATGACGGAAGAGAACATAGATGATACCGGACACTTCCTCGTCTATGTTACTCAGAAAACAAAGACCGAGGTAAGGGTTCCACTTCACAAGAAGCTCCGTAAGTTCCTCGTATGCGGTACTGGTGACGAGCCTCTTCCGGGTGAGATAGGTGAAAGGACGTTCAATAGAGCACTCCGCGAAATCTGTCGTGACTGCGGAATAGATACGAATACAAAAGTGTTCAAAGCTGGAAAGGAAGAGACTGGAAAGAAGTATCGGTTCGTCTCATCCCATACCGGCAGACGCTCGTTCGCAACGAATCTCTCAAAGAAGGGAGTGCCTCTTGAGCAGATTTCCGTCATGATGGGACATACTAGTAACGGTATGCCGAATATCCAAATGACACAGCGCTACATTGTCGGTAAGACCGAGATTGACAGCAATACACTGAGATTGTTCGGCGTCTATGAAGAAGACCTCGATAACGGTCTAGATGAGGATTAAGCTAAAACTGGAGGTGGCCATTAGCCATCTCCTGCCATTGTTTAACCAATTAAAATAATGAATATGGTAGAAGATTATACAGTAGAAGAGTTGAATAAACTCATCAATGAGTGTCGGAAGAAGTACGAAAAGCTAGAAAAGGAGACCGTTATGAAGGCTCTGACTGGCGAGATTGGTACGAATTCCGCAATGGTGGAAGAGTTGGAGATACTCAACATCCACTATCACGATGAAATGGATGAGTACGATATCACTGCACCTGACCTGAATCCAGATCTTATCGAGAACTTCAAGATGGCAGAACGTGATGGCAAGAACGTCATCTTCGAGGCACAGGAATATCTTAAAATCCTGGGAATGTGCGAAGAAATGTTCAACCAGAAGCTATGGGTCAACGAAGATGGCCACATATGCGACGAAGACGGTAACAGACTTTCCGCTGATGGTGAGCATCTGGTATTCGATATCATCAAAGGTGGAAAATAATATACAGCTAGTTTTCATATACTAGATCTGTTTAAATGGTTGTCCTCTCTTGCCCGTGAGGGTAGGAGGGGATTTTTTAAACAGCCCCGATTAGCCAAAAATAGGGAGCTTCGGCTCCTGCAATTAATAACTTTTAAAAAATTAAGAATTATGGCAAATTGGGCATCAACAAGCTATCGTATTGAAGGCAACCAGAAGGACCTTCAGGAGTTAAGTAACCTTTGCAAGGCGTTTATGAACAAAGAACGCCCTGTAATGGAGGAAGGAGCATCTGAGAACTGGGAAGGAAACATTGTCCTGGCTCTTGGCGAGGAAATTGGTGATAGCTACATTCGTGGATTCATCCAGTATCTTGAGCTGTCAGATGGTCTCTTGAGCATCGATGCAGAGGAGGCATGGGGAGCAACGGACTTCAATAAGCTCCTCGAAAAACACTATGACGGCATGAAGGTGTATTTCATAGTGGAAGAGGAAATGTGTGAGGTCTATGCTACAAACGACGCAGAAGGCAAATACTTCAACTGTCGCTCTGTATTGACTTCGTATGTAGATGGAGAATATCACAGAGAAGAGTTTAAGAATAAAAACGAGGCATTAAAGTATGCAGCGAAACTCATTGGTCGTGATTCTGTCACAAAGTTAGAAGTTGCAAAGTGGAACGAGGAACGCAAGAATAAAGGCGTTTTTGAATACATAAACATCAATGGATGTGATATTATTGACGAGTAATAATCATTAAGCCCTAGGCGCTTCACCGTGATGCGCAGACAACATGAAGAAGTTTTTTGTATATTTCGACAAGAAAGTTATCATCAACTCAGCAGAAGAAGCCGAGGAGTTTATTAATAGTAATACAAATAGCCGCTTATTCACTTGTAGATAGGCGGCTATTTTATTAAGATAACCACCGAAAAAGCAACAAAAATCACACTTTTTTCTTAAACTACGTTAATTGTAAATATTCTGTACTTTAATGAATATTACAATTAGCTGTTTTTACTTCGCTTGAAACCTTTAGCTATACCATTATCTTTAAAATGCCTGTCCTCACTTTTTACTTTAATAAGTCCGGTTTATGGCATAAACGGAACTATTGCACGGAATAGAAAATCGTTGTATCTTTGCAGTGCTTATCAGAAATCGCTCGCTGATAAATTGAATATGCTTTATCTTAGTGGCTTTTGCCACTCCATGATATACCCTATCCAAAACTCGGAGAGCGACTGAGTAGAGGATAGGGTAAATTCTTTTATCCTATTCCTCGAAGTCAAGGTGGAAGAGACGGCTTAATACACCACGCACACCAAGACTTTAAATGCAAGTGGGACTCATGGCAAAAGTGCAGGGTTTAATCGCAGAAGGCACGAGAAGGGTGGATGCTACAATCCGAAAGCTGCGACGCTGAAGCACGTGTAGTTCGTGTAGAGGTCGAATGAAGGGTCAATATACTGGGTCCATGCCATTCGAGGAATCCCACGCCTACAATTTTTTTATTGTGGGTAAGGGGGATTCTCTCAATCAGCTATCTGCAACCTGTTCCATATTCTTTAAATAATGTAAGTATAAATTTAAATAAAATATTATATCATGGATAAAGATAAAGAAAATAATATTATTATACCCACGCGCGAGGAGTTTGAGGACTTCTGCTCACTGAAGCTTGGGTATAATGACAGAGAGTTCACATCAGAATTGTGGAAAACCTGCCAAAGAGTTGGCAGATACTGGTTGTATGCTATAATGGCATCGTGCTTCCAAAATTCGGTCGCAAACCGTACAAACGAGCATCAGTATCAGAAAAAAGTGGAGAAGAAGAGGAGTTCCCGGATAACGGCATGCACTATATCGCCTATACTGACGGTAGCTGTGATAACAACTCGGCCACAAAAGCAGGTGGATCTGCTTACGTCTTAATCAAGGATGGAGAAGTTGTTAGAGTCAAGAATCACAGTCAGCTCTATACGACAAATAATCGCATGGAGCTGCTTGCTATAATTTCAGCAGTCAATGCTTGCCCAGACGGCGCTTGTATCGATGTTTACACTGATAGCAAATATAGCATACTGACTCTAGAGAAGTCATACAAGCCGGATATAAATGGTGACCTGTGGGAACTGTACCAAAAGCATTCTCGCCACGTTGCTGGAGTTCGCTTGCATTGGGTTAAAGGCCACAACGGTGACCATTATAACGAGATGGTAGACGAAATGGCGTACGGAGCGTATTGTGAGATTTGTGACAAATATGGAATAAAGAAAAGTAATAGACACTAAGATAAAAAAATATGGTAAAAGCTACATTTATTACGGGCATAGACACTAATACTTTGCCTACAAAAGAAGAGTTTGTTTGTTATTGTAACAGAGTGTACCTTCCAGATGTTGACGATAACAGAATAGAGGCGTTATGGAAAAGATTAAATGACACAGGCTGGATTACCTGTCGTGGTAAAGTAACGAAATGCTGGCCCTCGTTTGCAAAGTCCACTTACGAGAAAATGTGGAGGGAGGACTTCGGTAAGGAATACGACGAATGGTATAGAGCCAAAGAAGAATACGAAACGGAGCGTTTTCAGTGGAAAGGAAGCGTAGAGATGTATGCCTACGGACAGCCAAATCCGAGAATGTACGACATTTGGTTTGGGACAGATTTCAAAATGAACGTTAATGGCACTTGGTCTTATTGCGCTTTAATCTCTGCTGTTCACGACAGGGATATATACAGTATCTTTAAAGATTCAGTATCGGAAGAGAATGAAATGAATAAAGTAAAAATGAAGCGCATTCTCCTGGACAATATTTCAGAAATGCTTGATAGACTTCCAGCAGATGCAGAAGTAACTATTCACTCACAAGATAAAGAGATTCTCGCTTGCATGGAGGATCCTTCGCATTTCCCTATGGATTTTCAGGTAGAAATCGCAAAATTTTCCAAAGCAAGTAAAAGAGTTAAATCTGTTAGTTTTAGGTTCGCCGGCGGCTTTCATCCTCGTAATATTGCTATGACTTATGATGAAATGGCATATTGGGAAAGGGTTCAGACACGAGAGGATGATGGACTAGAAGTAAGACCTTACACTAGATTCGTACCGACAAAAAACAATAAATAACATGGCAAGAATAACAAGAAACAAAGCTGCCGAGATACTGGGAGTATCAAGACAGACTATCAGCAACTACATCAAGGAAGGCATCCTTGGAAGCTACGTAGGCGAACACGGCATCCTGTATGTCAACAGCGAGGATATCGAGAAATATGCTCAGAAATACAAGATGATTGCAGCAAACGAGAAGATGATTGACGAGAAGCTCAAGGAAGTCGAGTATCGCAAGCGCGCTATCAACGTCGAGCTCACAGAACTGAGAGACAGAGCTACCGCAAACGGCAAGCTGTCTGCAAACGCCGTAGGCATGCTGTTCGGTGTAATCAACACAATGTCGCATCTTGGTGTATTACCGAATCTGACCTATCGTGAGTCCAGTCTTCTGAAGGACATCATTAACGGAATGACCTATGACGAGTTGTCAATCAAGTACGGCGTGTCTGCAACGAGAATCAGGCAGATTGCAGAAAAGACTTGCAATAAACTCACCTACAACGAGGATATTGTCATTGCTGAGATCTCAACGAACAGAACCTTGCAGTACGAAGTTGAGCGCCTGAAGAAGGTAATCAAGTCGCTACAGGTAAGCTTCGACGAATACCGGCGCACGAAAGGAGACAAGCCTGTCAGTAGCGCAGTTCTTCCTCCGCTGATCCTTTCCAGGGATATAAAAGACTGCGGATTCTCTGTCCGCATTCTGAATGCGCTCAAAGGCTTCGACGTATATACCGTAGGCGACTTGGTTCGTAATCTCCGGGGAAGGTCAGAGCTTATGAAGCTCAGAAATCTCGGCAATAAGAGCGTCTATTCCATCCTTGACTTCGTTGAGGAAAATAATCTTGACTTCAAGGAGAACGGAGAGTCTGAGGAAGACTTCTATATCAGGCTAAATAACAAGTTGTCAAATCCAAAAGATTAAGTATAATTTTTTAAAATTTTAAACATTATGAGTGTAAAAAACATTATTTTGGCATCAGTACTCGCAATAGTAGTACTCGCCGCAGGTTCAGTTATCGGTTGTTATTTCCATTACAACAACCAGGAAATCTCACTTCGCCAGCAGTCAGAGGCTCAGCGTGGCAAGATTGAGGGTGTTCACGACAAGATGTGGAAGGTTCTTCAGCAGAAGGCACAGGTTACGGATGAGTACAAGTCCGCATTCGAGTCCATCTATCCGAAGCTCATTGAGGGCAGATACTCAAAGGGAGACGGCTCGCTTATGAAGTGGATCAAGGAAAGTAATCCTAACTTCGACGTTTCGCTATACAAGGACCTCATGCAGTCCATAGAGATTCAGCGCTCCGAGTTCCAGACATCACAGGAGAGAATGCTCGATATCATCCGTGAGCACGAGACGCTCGTGAAGACATATCCGGCAAAATGGTTCATCTCCGATGCAAAACCTATCGAATACAAGGTTATCTCCTCATCCAAGACAAAGATGATTATGCAACTTGGAGAGGATAACGACGTAGACCTGTTCAAGAAATAACAGCTTATGGAAATATTCATATTTCTAATCCCATTCGTGGTTGCTGCTTTCCTGTTGATTTTCTTCAGGAAGCAGACCACCTGGTGGGAATACGCCGTACTCATTGTTCCTTCCATACTCCTAGGTATCCTCATGGAGTTCGTGTTCAAGCAGTCCAATGCTGCTGACACGGAGTATCTCGGAAGTTACGTGACAAGAATCCGTCATTACGATGCCTGGAATGAGTACATACACCGAACGTGTACAAGGACCGTTGGAAGCGGAAAGCATCAACGTACGGAAACGTATGATTGCTCGTATGTTGACAATCACCCTGAACGTTGGACTTATTTTGATGCTAGGAACAAGGAGGAATACTTTATGACCGACAACGAGTTTAATGTAGTCAGAAAGATTCTTGGAACCCCTAGCGTGTTCATTGATATGCACAGGGATTACTACACTAAGGATGGTGATGCTCAGGAATGGGCGTGGGATGGTTCCATCGAAAACTCATACGCATTATCCTCGGAGCATGATTACAAGAATAAAGTGAAAGCCTCACGTTCTATTTTCAAGTTTGAGGATATAGATTATCAGCAGGCGCGAAAGCTTGGACTGTTCGAGTATCCGGATATCGTTCTTTATGACCAGAATCCTGTTCTCGGACTGAAGATCCCGAAAAATCAGGAGAAGGCGATGAGATGGCTGAACGGATACTATGGCGAGCGGAAGCAGTTTAGGGTATTCGTCCTGTTCTTTACGAACAAGCCGGAAGAAATCGTTGAAAAGCAGCGCTCATACTGGCAGGGCGGCAACAAGAATGAACTTGTCGTGTGCGTCGGTATTGATAAAAACAAGAATGTAAAGTGGTGCAACGCATTTTCATGGTGTGATAGCCCGGTCGTAGGCGTTAAGAGTAGAGACTGGTTTATGAGCAATCCCGTAAATCTCGAAAAGTACGCCGAGTACATCGGTCCGATAGTAGAAAATGAATGGCATAGAAAGAACTTCGAGGATTTTGATTACCTTACCATCGAGCTTACCGACGGGCAGTACTGGGCCATCATTATTCTCTTGCTGATATTCAATATTGTAATGAGCTCCTGGATTGTAACCAATAATTATAAAAACGATTTGTAGCGTATGAAAGAAAGATTAAAAATGATTTTTGACCGCATCGACATCTTTGTCGTGTGCATTCTCATCGGGCTATGCTTCTGTATTGTGGAAGCCTTTCTTGGAATCTGGGACATGTTTGCTGATTGCTTTTTCATAACTCTCCTTGCTGCCGAATGCTGCTACATCCTCCGCTGCAACGAGAAGCTGAAGAAGGAGCTGATAGAGAAAAAGGAAAAGCTGAAGGAGGCAAAAGGTAAGGTAAAGGAGTTGCAGAATGAGGTGATTGCTGAGCAAGAAAAATACAATCATTGGATTGGTGTGAATGGAAAATACTTCAAAATAGTCCAATTACGTAGGGATTTATGGAAGGAAAGATATTGCCTGGAGGAGGCAAAGGTTCTCTTATGCAAGAAAAAGCTGACTACAGGAGGTTTTCTAGAACAAATAAAGACTCACGAGGAAGCGATTGCTGATATAGAAAACAAAATCCGCCAAGCAAACATCGAATACAAGAAATTCCGCAATCAGCATTAATTCTATTGTAGGATTGAAATATTTGTCATAAAACAACTTTCCCCACGTCATTTGCCGATGGCGTGGGGATTTTCTTTGTTAACCGTTCAGATAGTCGATGACTTTTCGGTTCGCCTCGTCTATCTTCTTATTGTCGAACTGAATATAAAGGTCAGTGGTTGAGGAATCCCATTCGCTATAACCTAGAGCCTTACCGATAACTTCCTTCGGGATATCAATACTCGCCGCTATGGTGGCCCAGCTTCTCCTGGCAGTATACCATACTATATCCTTATGAAGCGGCTTGATTTCCTTCTTGATTAAGGCGCCTCGCTTGTTTTTCTTCATTTCTGTTGGTCCGATTCTCTTCAGGTAATCACCAAGCGTTCTTCGGAAGCTTGATTCCTTCGCTCCGTCATCCAGGATGCACAGAAGATGTTTCTTTCCTTTATACTTCCTGATGATCTCCATCGCTTCCGGCTCAACCTTGATGTCGTAGAGCCTGCCGGTCTTGTTGCGCTTGTATTTAATGCGCCCTTTCTTGATGCAGTCGGCAGGAAGTTCGAGCAGGTCGGACAGGTTGATGCCTACAAGGTAGAAGCCGAGCATGAACAAGTCACGGTACTTCTCCATGAAAGGTTCAACCGGAAAGTCGCGATACTCCCTCATCTCCTCGGCGCTCAGATACAGGTACTGCTGACGCTCCGTCTTGATGGAGAACTTACGAAAAGGGTATTTGGTCGTAATCTCGTTATCTATGGCCCAGTTGAACACCGTACGTATGTTTCTGAGGTCGATGGCTATTCCACCACTCATACGACCCTTCAGAAGCTCGTGTGCCTGGAATCGTTCAAGCCAGTCCCTGTCGATGTTGTCGAAGTCGGCATGTTCATCGAAGGATTCAATCCTCTTCCTCGTTCTTAGAAATATCTCCTTGGTACTATCCTTAGCCTTGGTCTTAATGAACTCATCGATGTAGTAGAGGATATTCTTCTCTACCGATGCAGCCCTTCCGTTGATGATGGCTTTGATTTCGTCCTTCATCCTTGCTGCCGGAAGATCACAATTCATATAAACATATTCTTCCACGGACGCAAATAGCCTTGCTAGCATGGCCGTCTTGGCTCTTGCGTTCGGAACACTCTCCGGGAATACCATCCCGCTGAACTTGACGGTACTCGTGATGCCGGTATAGACCTGGAATCTCTTACCGTTGTAACTTATGATGAAGAAAACCTTCAGTGACTTTCCTTCAACGTATGTCTTGATGCTATTCATACTTACTCACAGATTTTACTCACAATTTTACTCACAACTCAATTTTACTCACATATTACTCACAAAAAACGTATTTTACTGCACTTTTTTGAGTACATACTCCATACCTATTGCTTTACCTGTTGCTAACTTAACCAAGTCGATTTCCGTTGCAGACATAAAGTAAGCTACATACAATTCGCTTCCATTAAAGAATACAGCGGAAGTTTTCGTATCAACAGTTCCGTCCTGATTATAGTCAGTACTTGCCTTCCAGGTCTTGTAGCTACCGAACGGCATTGTCATCGGTCTGTCCGCGTCCCCATTGATTACTACCGAGAAGTCTCCCTCTGTACGAAGGATGCCGCCATCCAAGAATGAAATTGTATTTCCCTTCTGAATAGAGTAGTGGTTTATCGGAATGGGGAAATCCTGAATCTTGCTCAGTTCCCACTTGCCGCTCATAACCTTGCTGGCATCAAACTTCTGTTCCTGTTTCTCATTGTCGTCATCATCGCTACTGCTGCATGATGTGAATGATACCCCTGCAAGAAGTACCATTGCTGCTAATAATATCTTCTTCATAATCGTATATTTTATTATTTAACTTCTTCTAGTCCCGCATTGGTGTTGCTATGTAATGCGGCGCTCCACGTCCACCTGCTTTCTTTGCGGCGCATTGAGGGCAAAGCAACCCATAAGGTGTTATATAACCGAAGCTTCTGCCGTATCCGCATCGGTTACATATAAACTTATGTCGAATCTTCCTGCCTTCGCAAAGCTTGAACCTCGTAGTGTGCGAATTGGCTAACTTATGGCAAGCCTTGGATGACATAGGATATAGCTTTGGTTGAAGTTTCCCCCTTTTCTTATATTTGACTTTTGGTGCTTCGACATTTATTTCTGGTTGTTTTTGGTTTTGGGCCTTCCAACTTTTGTATGCGAATTCCCGAATCATGTCTTCTGTCGCCCAGGGTAACGCTTCTTTCACCTCTTTATATACATCTATATATACTTTCATTATTATAATGCCTTTAACGAGCCAAGCACCTTGAATACCTTAGTGATGGCTGATTTCTTTATCTCCTGATCCTCGTACTCCTCGTTGATGGCGTGAAGAGTGAAGTGCTCGTCGTCAGAACCCTTGCGTACTATCTTTACCGTCCGCAGGTCGTTCGTAGTCATTATTGCGTACACCTCGTTCATCGGAAGGAAGCTCTGCCAATCCTCGATAGCCTTCAAGGCGATGATGTCACCGTTGCTGATGACCGGCTTCATGCTGTCTCCAGACGCACGGCACCAGAAATCCGCCTTCTCGTAGCCGGGGATTGAGATGAACTTCGTTGGCACGTTCGGGGTGTCGTTATACATCTCGTCGTAACCAAGGGCGAACTCAACGTCGTAGAAAGGGACACCAAGCATAGGTTGCATAGTCTCTTTCCCATTAAGCGATTCGCCTATGTACTTATCACCGGCTCCAGTTTCAAGCCAGTCCTTGTTGACCCCGATGGAATCACATATAAGTCTGTAATCCCTAGACGTGATAGGAACCTTTCCGTTTAGCTTTCGACTCAGATTAGAGGAGTTCATTCCAACTTTCAGAGCAAAAGCATTACTCGTCATTCCGCTATCAGCAATTACGGATTTGATTCTTGTAATGATGTCGTCCATAATTTCCTAATTTTAGTTTCAAATATGTAACTAAAACCGAGAAAAGTGTTAAATACTGCATAATGTCCTACATTCCTTGCGTTTTAATTTGCGTATGTCGGACAATTATTGTACTTTTGCACTCGTGATTCGGTTAAAGCAACAAAGCAATACCGACACAAACGGAGGGCAAAGCGACCGAAAGTGCGCTATCTTACATTCACACTGCAAAGATACAAACTTTTTCGCTTCCCTCCAAATACAATATGTTAAAATTAAAGCAAGCAAGATGAAAAAGTTGACAAAGACGGACATTTTGAACATTAAGCCTGGAAAATTCGAGGTTTTTGTTCTCGATTCGGCGAAAGCTCTACTGTCTGGTCGCCAATACGCTTATCAGATTGGAAATACAGAGCCGCCTGATGGCGTGGCGAGATACAGAACCAAGGCGAACTTCAAGAATCGTACATTGGTAGTTGAGGCTGTTCCTTCTGTGTAGAATTAATAAGTATATAGTGTATGGAAGAAATTATCAAGTTTAACGTAACAACTATGAAAGCTATAAGCAAAGAAGGTGAGCTTTATTCGCTCAACGATTTGTGGAAGCTTCTTGGCTCTCCGAAATACAAAGAGCCTAAACGCTGGGTTCTTCTGCCAGATTCTGTCAGATACATTGAAAAAGAGATAGAAATAGAAAAGGACGAAAAATCTGTCCTTTTATCTAAGAAGGGCAGAAACGGAGGTTCCTATGGAAGCAAGCGAGTTTTTGTCGAATATGCGAGGTATCTTGATAAAGGTCTTGCAGTTCAGATAAACGACCTCTTTCTACAAGAGTTGAAAGCCAAGGGAAATCCGGACTTATATCTTGAACGTTATCGTTCGTCATACAAAAAGAAAGGTAAAAGCGATGACTGGATTGATAAGCGAATGAAGAGTATTAATACTCGAAATGAGCTGACAAGTACGTTGAGCCATCACGGAGTTCATGGTGACGGATTTAGAAGATGCACGAATGCTTCTTACGAAGGTCTTCTTGGCTGTAAGGCTCCTGCTCTTCGCAAGCATCTCGGAATTGAGAAGAAAGACAGTATAAGAGACAACATGAGTAAGACTCAGCTTACTGCTCTCGAATTGTCCGAGGATTTGGCCAAGCAACGCATCGAGAAGAGAAACCTATATGGCGTCGATCCTTGCGAAGCTGCTTGCAAAGGAGCGGCTGAGGTAATTTCTGTTGCAGTTAGTAAATTTTTAAATAATCTTCCTGAGAAGACGAATCTCGCTGTCTTTTGACCTTATTATTTCATCCTTGGCATTGATGATCTGAATGAGCTGAGCATTCTTCTCTTTAAACGAATCCTCTTCCCGATCCTTAGCGCGGTCTGTTCCTGTTTCGATGTTCTGTTTGTTATGGCCGACGAGCATGCTTGCTATTACAGATGCTGGAGGGGTCGGGGTACTTTTTAAGTATTCGGCCATTTGCTCTATTTCCGCTCTTAGCACTTCGTCGTCAATATGCATACCAGGATAACTGCCAGACATTCTGTTTAGTTCCCTCGTCTTCTCCTCTAGTTTCTCAGGCAAGTACATCGGGCCGATGCCGGTTTCAAGCCACTGGTCGTTAACTAGCAATGAGTGTTTCATCTTACTTATGTCCACCTTGGTGATAGCGACCTTGCCGTCGAGCTTCCTACCGATATTACTTATATCGGTCACCTTCATGAACTGCTGCTTGTTAAGCTGTTCGCACTTCATTACTTCCTTCAGTCTTTCTTGTAGCCCTGCTACACGATTTTCTGTTACTGCCATACACTTTTAGTTTTATATACGTAACTAAAACCGCTCAAAGCGCTAATAAAGGTTAATGGTACAAGAAAAACGTGTAAATTTCTTGGTTGTTACACGAAATTCATGTACCTTTGCACTCGTTAACGGTCGAGTAACCAACAAAGCCGTTACAAACGGAGGCTTGTGCGACCGAAAGTACGTACTTTACATTGACACTGCAAATATACGACTTTTTTCGCATACCTCCAAATTTTTAATGGAATATTTAAGTAACAAAGATGAAAAAAGTTGCAAGAATAACAAAACAGGACATATTGAGCATCAAACCAGGAAAATTCGAAGTCTTCCTGCTTGAGTCCGCAAGAGCAGTTCGGTCGGCAGTAACATATGCTTATCAGCTCGCTCAATATGAAGATTTGCCGAAGGGCGTGCTTAAATACTCAACCTCGGCAGATTACAAGAACCATACGGCGATTATCACCGCTGTTCCGGTTGAGTAGTAAACTTAAATATGTAAAATATGAACGATATTCACTTAAAGAAGATTAGTCCGATGTTTGGGACTATTAGAATCGAGGGGACGGAGAAAGAACCTCTGTTTTGTGCAAGTGATGTATGTAAGGCACTTGGATTTTCAAATCCCTGGAAAGCTGTAGGTGATCACGTTGATGACGATGACCTAACGAAACGTGAGGTCATAGATTCCCAAGGAAGAAAGCAGAATACAAACTTCATAAGCGAGTCTGGTCTTTATGCCTTGATTTTTGGTAGCAAGTTACCACAAGCAAAGGACTTTAAAAGATGGGTAACGAGTGAAGTCCTTCCTAGTATTCGTCAAGATGGAGGGTATATGACCATGGCTGACGAAGAGTCCGAGGAAGACTTGATGGCTAGAGCTCTTATTGTCGCTAAAGCCACTCTTAAAAGGAGAGAGGAGCGCATAAAAGCACTAGAAACCGAGAATTATGCAAAGGATAAGGAAATTGTTGAACTAAGTAGTACAATTTCTGATATGAAACCAAAAGTCAACTACGTTGATATGATATTGGCAAGTAAGGAAACTGTAACAACTACTCAGATAGCTCAGGACTACGGAAAGTCAGCAAAGGCATTCAATATAATGCTCAGAAACTATGGTATTCAGCGCAAGGTCGGTGGCCAGTGGATCTTGTATGCGAAATATCTACCTTGCGGATATGTTCATTCCGAAACAGTTCCTATCGTTCATTCGAATGGGACATCAGGGTCTGTGATGCATACAAAGTGGACTCAGAAAGGTAGGCTGTTTTTGTATGATGAGCTGAAGAGTCGAGGTGTTATACCGACTATAGAACAGGAATTGGTTAAAGATTAAGCCTATGCCTCGTAAGAAAGTATCAGTAGAGCTTGTCGAAAAGATATGGCTCTCTACAAAAGAGTTCGCCAAGTATATTGGCATGAGCACTGGTTATATACACGACTTGAGAAAGAGCGGTCAGATTCATCATTATATGATAGGTAACACCGCATTCTTTAAAAAGTCTGATATAGATGAGCTCATTGAAGAGCATAAAGTGTGTTGAAATATTGGTATGGTTAAAGTTATAGATTTGTTTCATTTGCTCGTGAGAGTATGATTGTTAGTTATTAGTTATTTGGGTTTTATCTACAGCGGTAGATACTTTGGGGCGATGTCTGTTCGTTTAGCTTCTTTCGCCCCAAATCAGACTGAGTAGCTCAGTTGGATAGAGCATCGGTTTCCTAAACCGAGGGTCGAAGGGTCCGAGTCCCTCCTCAGTCACACTCTTTTTTTATAGTTCCGTTTAGTAGTTGAATTCCTCTCTGACGGCGCAAAGGTAAGTCCTTATACCTTATAAAGTAGATCGTTCGTGCATCGACAATCTTGCGTCAGATGAGAGTTTCATTGAACGGACATGAAAGAATTGTTCTTTGACATATTGGACATATAGCGCATTATAGCGTTAGTGTACGTGTAAGATAGTACGGGTAGAGCGGATTTAATTATCTCAGGTCGGGAACCTATAGCGAAGATGCCCAGAAGGAACGCACGTAGCACGGAAGACCAGCTAGACAGGATTTACTCTTTCATAAATTTCCCATCCACCGAACTGCCACGGAACGAAGAATTGTCGTGGTAAGCGGCGGATCAATGAGAAGAAGATGTAAATCTCTGGCCGAAGGTGCCTGGACCTATAACCCCGGCACCGGAGAGTCAAAGAACCCTATGGCCATGCAAGTCCACCATCGAGAATGGTTGGCGTTGGCAAGCCTCTTATATTATATATAAGGTGTAGAATACATAGACTTGAGGTTCTTGCTAATTCAGATAAAAGAGGAGACTGGTGTAATTGGAAGCACAGCGACAACTAGATGATACCGTTCTTATCGTCGCAAATGGGGGTCCGAATCCTCCTTCTCCTCCAAAAGTATAATTCATTGTATTCTAATTTATTCAATTTAAATGCAGCTCGTCTGTGAAGATAGGCTGCACACATCGCAGGTTGGAGCAGTTGGTAGCTCGCTAGGTTCATGACCTAGAGGTCACAGATTCGAGTTCTGTACCTGCCACAAATGTTTATTTTTTAAGCTATAAATTGTTTATATGTGAAAAGATTGTTTTTTGCGTATCTGGGGTCTGAGAAGATAGGGTACGTCTATCTATTTTAGAATAGATTATTTTTTATTTCTGAGGAGAGTAGCTCAGTAGTAGAGCGCCAGGGGAAGGTTCCTTGGAGGTCGATGGTGCGAATCCATCCTCTCTTCCCAATTTTCTTTCATTTTTCAAGAATTTTGATTGGTTAACTTATGCGTCGCCCAGTAGCTCAACTGCATAGAGCCGCGGTTCTCTTTCCGCGAGGTTGGGAGTTGGAGTCTCCCCTGGGCTTCCCAAGTAGGTAAATTTCAAAAAATATTTTTTCATTAGCTGACAGAGGTCGGCACTTTTTCTTATAAGTCATTTATATTTTAATTTGAGTATTAATATCCTCTTGCTTGTGAAAGTAGGAGGTACAAGCCACATTAGCTCAGTTGGTCAGAGCAGTCCAAGATACCGACAGGTCGCAGGTTCGAGTCCTGCATGTGGCTCACTTAATTGTGAGTGCCATAAATTTACAGTTTTTGATTATCTTTGGGAGTGAGGGTGTCTATTGTCCCTCCTCCCTTTAACATTGACTTCTATTCCTTCTCACAATAACCACGTGCAATCACCTCTCCTGCCTTGCGTGGTTGGCTAAACGGAGAGGTTTTACTATAGATGAAAGTTAAAAACATAATAAGAATCAGTAAGGAAAACATTAATGCTCTTCGGAATCTGGAATGCGTTGAAAACGTAGAACAGAACGGAAAGGACATTACTGTTCGCATTAAACCGAAATATACGGATGGTAGACTTGAAGCCAGAAAGGGTGAATATCTTATTCAGTGGGGTAACAAAATGTGGCAGAGGTATGGCTCTGATGCTATCAATCTGCTTTCCAAAAATCCCGGAGCGGAGGCCGGCAAGACATGGGACGCGTAGGTTCAAAGAAGTATTACGCTCCTGACGGGAACGAATACGATTCAAGAGAGGAGTATCTGTACTTGCAGACCATCCTCGATGATCCTGGCATAAGTTGCATACACAGACAGGTAACCATCACGGCCATCAACCCGGTATGGATGCTGAAACCAAAGCAACTTAAGACTAAGGTTAAGTACGAGAGGAGGTCATTGCTTTACGGGCATAACTATACTGCCGACTTCGTTTACCGGGAAGGCGATAAGATTGTGATATGCGATGTCAAGAGCCTCTATACCTCAAATCTCAGAGAGTTCTCGATTACAACAAAGGCTGTGGTGGCAAGACTTATCGGCCACAACAGGAAACGTCATAACGGTGAAGCAGTCGTGATATTCCGAAAGGCTATCAAGGTAAAGAAGAACGAGTGGAAAATAGTTGATTATCCACCGTCCGACTGCTATATAATATAATAAGGTGTAAAAACTAAAAGATATGGGTATAATTTTCATTAGTTTACTAACCACAGTAGTTATGTTTGCTGCTGTATCATTCGTAGCACATCTTTTTGGATGGGACCAGGAAGAAGACTAGTTAAATTCTAAATATTTTTAATTATGGACAAAGACAAAATTATCGTCAGTGTAGTAATTGACAAGCAGGCTCTTATTGACAGAGCATTCGACATCTCGAAGAATCCTTCTGAGTTTGACGAAATCAAGAAGGTTATCGATGGCAAGAACCAGTTTACTCGTGATATCGACGAGATTGATGATGAAGGCAAGAAGGAGAATAATACTGAACTCTTCGCCAACATCGCATTGGACATCATTCTCAGTGATAACCCGGAACTTGCAATCACCAAGCGCCTCAATTCGCTTGAGGACAAGAAGAACTCTTTCCTCGCTAAGATGAAGAAGCTCAACGAACTCCAGGAAAAAGTGAAAAACGGAGAGGTGCATGGCGCTGAAGGTTTCCGTGGGTTGTTGAAAATAATAGAGGAGGACGTGTAATGGGCGTAGTATCAAAGTACGGCAACCTGTATGATGTCAAGAAGAACATCATCTGCCACGCTCCTGTCACTTCTTCACATTTCAGAAGACTTCTGGTGAAGGGTAACGAGCTTCCTATGATGAATGGCGTAACAACACCAACATTGTTCGGAATTCACGCGGACAAGAAATTCAAGCGTGGACGCTGGCGCCGAGTATTAACACATTAATTCATATAACAATGGCAAAAGAAAAAGCAACTATTTCAGCAACCCTCGGTCATGAGTACGAGGACCTGGATGAACGTGAGGACTTCCTCGCCAACAACGCTGACTCCGTTGAGAAAATGGAGTTCATCAAGCGATTCAACTCTGATGAGCTGATGAAGAAGAAGGATCTGTTCGCTCTTCAGTCTGCACGTGCATCTGACATCGAAGAGGAAATCAAGGATTTCCGTGAGCAGAAAAAGGCAGAGCTGAAGCCTATCAAGGAAGAGATTTCTTCTCTCCTTAAGGAAATCAAGCAGAAGGGTAGTATGGTTAACGAGAAGGTTTACAAGTTTGTTGACCGTGATTCTAAGATGACGGCCTTCTATGACAAGGAGGGCAATCTCGTTTCTTCCCGTCCGGCAACACGTGACGAACTCCCTAAGAATATGTATTCAATTATCCGTGACAAGCAGGCTATGTAGTCTGCTTTCACATAGTTTCTAAATTCTAAAATATTTTGTAAAATGAACAATGAAAAATTGCAGATAGACCTCGCTCCTGGACAGGATCATGCGGAGATTGTTCTCCGTGAGGTAGGTAACGAGAACCCTTATAAGCTTCCTGCAAAGGAGCCTCTTAATCTTCAGGTAGACGGTGTTATTACCTGCATCTATGCCTTCCTTGAGAAGCGTTGGGGTACAGAGCAGATTAACAAAGAGCATACGCATATCCTGGTTAATCGAGAGAAGCTCGTTGTTACTCTTGTTACAAACGAGAATAATGAGCGCACTACACAGACAATCATCGGCTCTATTCAGCTGTCTCGCCAGTTTGAGGGATTCCATATCAACGACGGTCAGTTGTGGAAACCGGTACAGCTTGGTGACTTCTTCCGACTCAACCGTTCTTTCTTCGAGACGAAGGAGAAGAACATGGAACTCGTCAATCTCCTCAAGAGCTTCTCGGCGAAGGTTCAGACAACAATCAAGAAGGAATACAGCGACAATGGTTCCGTGACTGACAACTATGAGAAGGCTGTAGACTCTAACCTTCCTCCATCGTTCACTATCAATATTCCTATTTTCAAGGGCGCAGAGCCTGAGAAGCTTTCAATCGAGACTATCGCTCACGTCGAAGGCAACATGGTATTACTGATGCTTATCTCTGCTGATGCAGAATGTATCATCGAAGAATCCCGCGACAAGATCATCAATACGGAGCTTGACAAGATTCGTAAGCTCTGTCCTGAGATTCCTATTATGGAAGTGTAATGACAGAAATAGATAACAGAATAGCAAAAATGCCCGCCAAGGTGGCCTTTGCTGTACTTAACTTGCGTAAGGTGCATGCGTGCATCATGGAACTTCCACGAAGCAAGTCGGTACAGCTGGCCCGAAAGGCGGCATACCTCAACTACATTGAAGGTGAGGGTAGAAAACTCGGTAAGGTTCCACTTCATTATGAACGCCTTAATGAAAAGGGCGAAAGCGTGACGGTGGAAACTTACTTCAGGTATTTAGATAGGGTACATTAATTTTTAATTCTATACAAATGGATATAGAGCAGTTAAACAAAACGCCTCATAATCAGATTTGCGATTTGGCAAGAGACAGATTCATCGAGGTGTACAATCAGAAGTTCGGAGAGGGCGGAGAAGTATTCTTCGAAGAGCAGAAGGCATTCTTCAACGAAGAACTTCTCAATGGCTCGTTCAAGGGCTATCTTGAAAAGGCTCCATCATTGAATATTCACGATGCCTTCATGAACCTGGCAATTAACGGCTTGTCTCTCGAAAAGGGAACTACGACACTCTGCTACCTCATGGGCTACAGCAACTACGACAAGAATACCCGGCAAACGAATTATACGGCCAAGATCACCTATACAGGATATGGAGAAATCCTCCTTCGCCAGCGAGCCGGTCAGATTGTTCGTTGTGACAATCCTGTAGTAGTTTACAATTGTGACGATTTTCGTTTCGGTGAGCGAGACGGTCATAAGTACGTTGATTACGCAAAGACTTATCCTCGACCTGAAAATTCATACATCGTTGCTTGTTACGTGAAGATTATTCTTCCGAACAATGCCTACGATTACTTCGTTCTTGACCGCGAAGGTATCGACCGTCTCCGTACGTATTCGGAGAAGTTCGGAGGTAAAGACCACAAAGCCAACGCTCTTTACGGCGGAAACTATGTCGGGAACGATGGTAGAACGTATTTCAGAGATATCGACACAGGCTTCCTTATCTCGAAGACATGCAAGCATGCGTTCAAGGGCTATCCTAAACTGAAGGTTGGTCTGGGCGCTCTTTTGCAGGCCGATATCGACATGCAGACTCAGCAGAAACCGACTCAGGAAGCCTTTGGTACTGGTGATGCCGCACCGGAAGATAAAGAAGATAAAGGTGTAAAGGTAAAGGTTGATAGTGATTCACCATTTTAAAATTGTTATATATGGCAGAAAATACAGAATTGCAGTTGGTACAACAACAAGCCAACAATATTACAAGACAGATTGCAACGCTAAAATCTGATACGGAAAATGCGGTGCAAGCCAACAGGAAATCTTATGAGGCATGTGTGAATGCAGGTGAGTCTCTGTTGTTTGATATTGGCGTTTCCGGAATGAACGATGCTCTTGACGAGAGAGCCGCTGAGTTTATCAAGAAAGCTAAACTGACAGAGAAAGCAATGACGAAGAAACGTAAGGGTGTTACCCAAGTGTTCGATATTGTCCGTAAGGGTTTTACTATGATGGAGAACCTTATCTCTATCAAAAACACCGATTCTGTTGTCTATAAGATTCAGGAGAAGCGCAACGAGTATGCGGCATACAAGCTTGAACAGCAGCGTAAGGCTGAGCAGGAACGCCTGCGCCAGGAGCGCATCAAGGAGGCCAAGATTAAGCTGAAGACTGATACGATTGATATCTTGAACAATCTCCTCACAGAGCATTCTTCTGCTGCTATCAACTCACTTAATAACACGTTCTCTCTTCTCACCCTTGACAACAAGGATGAAGTTAAGAAACGTATTACAGAGTGTTCTGATGTTCTTGACCTCGGACATCTGTTCGTTAATAACAAGCCTTCATACTCTTCCGAAATTGAGGAAAATGATGCAAAGGATATTATGAACGGCGCATACAAGGAGATTTCCGCATCGTTGCTTGCATCTTATAAGCAGACCGTAAATGCTACACGTGATGAGCTTCTTATGAAGTTTGATTCTAAGATTGCTGAACTTCTTGAAATCAAGAAGGCTGAAGAGGAACGCAAACGTAAGGAAGAGGAAGCACGTAAGGCTGAGGAAGAGCGTAAACGCAAGGAAGAAGAAGCCCGAAAGGCTGCCGAGGAAGAACGCAAGAAGCAGGAGGAGATTCAGCGTATCAAGGACGAGGAGGAGCGTAAGCGCAAGGAGGCAGAGCTGAAAGCTGCTGAGGCTGAACGCAAGGCCAAGGAAGCAGAGCTGAAAGCTGCCGAGGAAGAGCGTAAGCGTAAAGAGGCGGAAGCTGCCGCTGCTGAGGCTGAACGCAAGGCCAAGGAAGAGGCTATCCGTAAGGCTGATGAAGCCGCCAAGGAAGAGCAGCAGAGAAAGCTTGCTGCTGAGCAGGAGAAACGTGATGCAGAGAATGCAGCCCAGCACGCTACGGCACAGGCTCAGTCGCTCTTTGCCCAGACTTCCGTTGGAGAAACCGGTAAGCAGAAAATCAAGGTAACAAAACGCCTTGTTGTTACCGACAAGAATGCCTGGCTCGACATCATCCAGCAGTGGTGGACGATTGAAGGCTCCAAGATGTCTCCAGACAAGCTTGCTTCCAGATTGGAGTTCATGCGCAAGGCTTGCGAGAAACACGCAAACAGCGAAGAAGAGTATATCGTTTCTCCTTATATTAAATATGAGGATGAGGTAACGGCTAAGTAATATGGCGGAACAACCGTTTGACCCTTATTATTCTCGTGGTGAGGTCTCCAATTCGGACCTCACTGCGTTGAAATTTGCCCTGAACCCGCAGCTCAACTTCGTAAAGGAAGAGGATAAGAGAAAGGCTTTCCATCTCGGAACTCTCGTTGACGCTCTCGTTACAGAACCGGAAAAGTGCAATCATTACTCCATGACGGTCGATGACGAGAAATATACGGAGAAGGATTGGAAATGGGGGCTAGACCGGCTTGCTGTTCTGAAGAAACAGGCAACGAAGGATAGGTTCCTTGATTTCGTCCTGAAGAATGCGGTCGGTCAGAAAACATTCGTCAATCCGCATATGAAGATGGAATACCAGGGCTTCGAGTTCGAACTTCCGGTACGCTGCAAGTTCGACTGGTGGCTCGGCGAGTTCGGCGGTGATTTGAAGACCACCGCAGCTACGTCACAGGAGCAATTTGAGGCTCAGATCGATTTCGTCGATTGGGATAGAAGCCGTGCATGGTATATGGACCTTACGCACAGCATCGACTCAAGATACGGAAATCAGGACTTTATCTTTGCGGTCTCCAAGACCAAGAAGAAAGTATTCTATAAGAAGATTGAGCGTGGTGATGAGCTATACCTGCGTGGTAGGGAGAAGGCTCTTGAATGGGCTTTCCGCATGTGGTGTTTATTATAATTTATTATTATGTCAGATAAACCGAAATTATACGATTATCAAGAAGAAGGTGTGCGCATGGAGCTTGCCATGAAACGCTGTATCAATGGCGATGACATGGGAACCGGTAAGACGGTTCAGTCTATCGTCGCCATTGAACGTGCAAAGGCAACTCCCTGCCTTGTTGTTTGCCCTGCTGCACTTAAGGTTAATTGGGAACGAGAGATAAAGAAGTTTACGAACCTCCGGCCTCTCATTCTTACCGATTCCGTCAATGCGACATATGGATATCATCTTACTAAGATGAACCTGTATGATGTAGTGATATGCAATTACGAGTCTCTTGCAAAATACTTCGTCGTAAGCCTTGGTCCGAAACCGTTACGGCTGAAAAACTTCCTGTTCCGTGATGAACTGAAGATTATCAAGTCTGTGATTATCGACGAGTCCGCAAGAGTCAAGGATCCGTCTACAAGGCAGTCTAAAATTATCATGGGATTGTGCCAGGGTAAGGAGTATATCTATGAGCTTACAGGTACGCCCGTTGTCAATCACGCAACGGACCTGGCCTGCCAGCTTGCTATCCTCGGTCGTCTGAACGACGAGTTCGGAGGGTTTGGCGAGTTTTGTAACAGGTACGGTGAGAACGAGAATCTTGAAGAGCTTAACCGGAAGATACACGAAACGTGCTACTTCCGCAGAGAAAAGAAAGATGTTCTTAAGGATTTGCCGGATCTGACCAGAACGACCATCAGTGTCGCCCTCGACACTGAAACGCAGGAAGAGTACGATACCTGTCAGAAAGACCTGCTCACGTTTCTTCTCGAATACAAGAGCTGCTCCGAGGAAGAGGCTAGGAAAAAGCTGAGAATGAAGGCTCTTGTCAGATTTATGAACCTTCGCTCGATATCCGGGCGAGGGAAGATGAAGGCGACGATAGAGTTTCTTCATGATACCGAAGAGCAGATAATCGTGTTCGCCGAGCATCGTGATGTCGTTAGTGCAATCAAGAAAGAGTTCCCGGATGAGGTTTGCACCGTAACCGGCTCTGATAGTCAGCAGCAGAAACAATGGGCTATTGATTCTTTTCAGGCTAGGAAAAAGAGAATCATCATCTGCTCCATCAAGGCAGCCGGCGTAGGTCTTACGCTTACGGCTTCTTCCAACGTGGTGTTCGTCGAACTCCCGTGGACGATGGCAGACTTGTCGCAGTGTGAATGCCGTGCCTATCGTAACGGTCAGAAGAATGCGGTTACATCGTGGATTCTCATGGGTGCAAATACCATCGACGGCTATCTTTATAGCTTGATTATGCAGAAAGGCTCAATAGCATCAAAGGTTACGGGCGAACAGGACTCCGCTATCAAGGATGCAGCTTATTTTGACGAGCTGGCCGATTTGGTTTTACAAAATTCTTTAAATAAAAAATAATGGAAATTCAAGGAAAAGTTATTGCCGTTTTACCTGAAAGAAGCGGCGTTTCTGCAAGAGGTGAGTGGAAGTCTCAGACTTATGTGATAGAAACACAAGAGCAATATCCTAAGAAGATGGCTTTTGATGTTTTTGGCGCGGATAGAATTGCTAGTTTTGGCATTCATTCCGGTGAGGTTATTAACGTTAGCTTTGATATTGATGCACATGAATATCAGGGCAGATATTTTAATCAGATTCGTGCTTGGAATGTTACTAAGGTGTCACAACAAGCTGCTGCACAAGCACCAGCAGGTGTAGCACAGCCATCTGCACCTTATGCCCCACCTGCACAACCGCAGCAACCACAATCTGGTGCTCCATCTTCTGATGCACAGTCTTCTGATGATTTACCCTTCTAGTGTAGAATTAATCAAACGAGCATTCAACGCTTATGTGGTTCAACCTGAAAAATGTGTTTGAACTTGAAACGTTTAGGAAAAAAGTAGCCGAGTTGGAGAACAAAGGCGCGATGGTAGAGCTGAAAGAAAAACGTGGACGTTCTTTGAAGCAGAATGCCTATCTTCATTTGCTCCTATCTGCATTCGGTCTCCAATACGGCTACACTCTAGACGAAGTTAAGACGCATTTCTATAAGCTGGTAGTGAACAAAGATATATTCCTCAGAGAAGGGATTGATAAATTAACAGGAGAATGCTATAAGTATCTTCGTTCTTCTGCTGACCTTACGAAAGACGAAATGAGCAAATCAATTTCTGATTTCAAATCGTGGGCAAAAGAGGAAGCTGGATTTGATTTTCCTGATTCTGATGAATATATCGCACTACTTCATATTCAACATGATATAGAAAGACAACAAAATTACATACAATAGCTTATGATGTTACCAACTAATATACGTCAGAAGTCAGGCGAGCTATTCCCGAATGACTTGGAAAAGCAGAAAATCTTTTGCATGGGTGCAGCGTTCTCGTTAGGCAAAGATTTATCCGACTTTGAGGAAGAAGTGCAACCGGAGGAGATTTACCCCTGTCAAGAAGCTCTCGATATGTGGCTTGCATACAAGAAAGAGAAACGTCAGAAGTATCAACCTCGTGGTCTTGCGGCTCTTAAAAAGAAGCTTTTAAAGATGTCGAACGGAAATCCAGAATACGCAAAGGTTATCGTTGAGCATTCTATGGGAAACAACTATTCCGGGTTGTACGCTCCTAAAAACAATGGTGTAAACAGTTATGAACAACAGCAACGAACTTTCAACAAAATTAGTTCAATCCTTGCCGACTGAATGCAAGCAAGCGGTGGAAAAATACGGCGGACAATATGCGCTATTCCTGGACAAATATCCTACCCTGCAAAATCGAACAGATGCAATTACATCTGTATATGATTCTGTAGCTAGAGGCGGTATGTCGTTTGTTAGTATTGATAAGTACTTCAAAGATGGTGCAAGCGAGTTTTGGATTAAGATAATGCTCATTGACTTGTTTATGGTTATTGGTGCTATTGATTCGACTACTCCTTACCAGTTCAAGGCGATTGCTCAACGTATCAGACAAGAATACTATCATCTTACGCCTAGTGAGCTTACTAGATTCTTCTACGAGTTTTCTATGGGCGAGTATGGAGAAATCTATGTAGGAAAGACGGTAAATCCTCAAAAACTTTTTATTGCTCTCGAAAAATACATGTGTAAGCTTTATGAAAAGAGAGCTGAAATTGATTCTCAGAAGTTAGCTGAGAAACAGAAAAAAGAATATGAGGAATCAAAAAAGAATGCAATATCCTACGAAGAACATTGCCGCTTAAAGGGTGTTGATCCGAAAGAATCCCCTCTTGAAAAGCTAAAGAGAAAACTTGAAAAAGAATCAAAACGAGACAAAAATGGCAGACGTAAGTAAAATGGCAGAGGAATGGCTCAATGAACATCCTGATGCGACAAAGAAAGAAATATGGATGGCCGGTTATTGGCAATCTACCGATAACTGGTGCAACCGAACCAAGTAAATTTTAGAATTATGGCAGAAAGAAAAGTGAAACCAGAAATCATGCATTTGATGATTCTTAGCAAATGCAATTACAAATGTGAATTATGCTGCAATAAACTGTACGATATTGAGAAAATTCCAGTCGCTACGGTTAAGGAATTGAAAACAATACACACTTTGTGTATTACGGGCGGAGAACCATTCATGGCAAGTATCGATATTGATAATTTCGCCCGCAGTGTCAAGAAAAATTTCCCGAACATCGAAAACATATTCGTTTATACAAGCGGACAAATTCTTATGTTCTGTTTGCCACATCTCTTTTCTTACATTGATGGTCTTAGCATTTCTCCAAAAAGCATGAAAGATTGGCTGGCTTTAGAAAAAATAGCCAACCACAGCACCTCTCGTGAATACTTTAACAATATTTCTCGCTTGCCTAGTAACCGCTTATATGTGTTTAAGGAACAGGTTCCATTTTTCGAGGAAAGATTTAAGCCAATCGCGAAGAAACTGAACCTTAACGTTCTGTATCGTACGTGGGATAAGGAGTTTAAGACTCCAGACAATGAGATTTTCAGAAGATTACCAATACTTTTAAATTAGTTGATTATGGTAGAAAGCAAAGGTAAAATCGCAGAAGTTACTAACGCAACCACCAAGCAGGCGATTGTGTTCATAGGAGTTTACTCTTGGGTTGTCGTAAGAAACCTAGGAAGAGCAATCAATAAGGCGGTACACAAGCTGCCTTGGTTGTTCATCGTTGTAACGGTAGTAATATCATTTATCGTTAGCTTTATCTTTATCTCTAAGGCTAGAGCAGAGCGAGATAGTTACAACCAGAAGTTAGTTCATACAACACAGCAACTTGATAGCTATGTAGCTGCATACGGAAACATTAAATCAAAGTAATATGAAGAAATACAAACATACAATAGTGATGATCCTGCTTGTTATCGCAGCAATTATCGCAGGCTACGGATTTATCTGTTTCATGGTTGAACATATTTTCCTTTCGCTCCTGATGCTTTTCTGTATCAGTTGCGCATTGGCAGTAAAGAAGGAGGTGTAGGAATGTCGGCATATAATTTCACACCGAAAGGAGCATTCTTCATCAACTACAAGGAGCCTGACAGGGAAACCGTAGACCATATAACTTCGCTCTATTACCTCATTATCGGTTCTCTCGCTACAATCACACAGACGGCAATCAAAGACTTGCACGACAATCTCAGTGAGAGGAAGGACCTGTTTAAGCATGAACTTAAGTATCGCATAAAGGAGGCATTCTCCCGTTCTGAGACTCTTATAGGTATATTCAAAAAGTATACTACCGAGATTTCGCAGTATGAGCTCTGGCTTGATATTACAGACAGCATGGAGGAAGACCTGAAGATTGACATACAGAGACTCTTCTATACGACCGACAACATTCTTCTGAAGAACAACATCAAGGAACACAAGCTTCAGGCGTATGCATGCGTAGCCTACAACCTGTCAATCATGCTGCACGATATGTGTACGAAGTTTGATGACGTTATGAGCGAACGTGGTATCAGTTCCGGCAGCATAAGACCTTGCGGAGAATTCATCCAGTCTATGTATGGTATGTATGCCTCGATGAGGGAGGTTGCCAGGATTCTCATACCGGACAAGGATGCTGAATACTTCAAGGAAGGCGGTCAGATTTACAGGGCTTTGCAGGTGGTTGCAATGAAGGTATGCAATCCGGAAAGGATAGACAACGCTGCCGACGAAGGATTGAAGCTTAATGGCGTTGACTATCATGGTGAAGAACACCAGAATAATGCATTCCTTCCTTGGAACGGCATACAGGTAAACTTCCTGTCACGTAACTTCGATAAAATGTCTGATGAAGAGCTCGCAAAGGCTCTTGGGCGATCAGTTGGCGCAGTAAAGGCAAAAATGAGACAACTTAAACTAAAACGCAATAACGATTATGAGGTGTAATTATGGAAGATTTACCTATAGGCTCAGAAATCGTCTTGAAGGTGGTTAAGACAGAGAAAGAACAATGTAATGGCTGTTTTTTCGATGAGATATGTAACAATATCTATGAGAATGTTTGCGGAGATTTTGACTGTAGCGCAAGCACTAGAAAAGACGGAAAGGCTGTTCAATTTAAAAGAGTGAAGTAACATGGCTACAGCAAATTTTGAAATTGGAAATAAAGAATTTGAGGTACGTTTCATACGTGAATCAGGTTATCCTCCAACAAAGAATGAACGTGGTTCTTCATTGATTGAGTATGATGTAACGACATACAAGGATAATCAGCCAATGATGAAGAAGTTCAATCAAAAGAAACGTGTTTATTTCGACCTTGAAGGTAATGTTTATAAGAGTAAACAGAGTAATAAGGTGTGGTTTAATTTTTATAAAGCAAGTTAATGGTTATGGAAGAAAAGGTTAATATAGCGGAAATTCTAAAGGATAAGCCGCAAGGAACTAAGTTGTATGACTGGTTGCATAATATAGATGTAGAGTTAGATACTATCAGTACTACAGATACAGAAACAGTAGTCTGGTGTACGAATGAGACTAATAATAATACTACTTGCCATCGTGGTTATTCCGAATTTGGTACAGAAAGAGGTTATCCTGATGGTTTACAGATTCTCTTTCCTTCTAAAGAAATGCGTGACTGGGAGAAGTTCGCATGGAAGGAAGGCGATGTACTGGTTAGCAATGATAGCGACATCCATATAATCTTTAAGGGTTTCTCAAAAAATGATTATACAACATTTGAAGGTAAACACTGGATTAGTGTAAGTAAAAAGAGATATTTATCTTGTTTGAGTATGCGGAATGTACAGGACTATCATATTGAAGATAACAAATATGCTGCTCAAACCTACATCAACACCATCGAGGAACGTTTGGGTGGTAAACTCAATCGTGAGAGCTTGGAGGTTGAGAAAACTCAGCCAAAGTTCAAGGATGGAGATATAGTTTTCGTAGAATGTGAGAAGGGACTTGTGGAAACTACTTTCATTTATAAAATGCATGATGTTATTGATATACACGATGAAGCTCAGTGTTATGCTGCCATATTTAATAAAGAAAATAAAGCAACGACATGTGGTAGTGTATTGACTTATGGTAGAACACTTCGCTTTGCCACTGACTCCGAGAAGCAGCAACTCTTTGATGCTCTCGCAAAGGAAGGCAAACGCTGGGATAGTGAGAAGAAACAGATTGTGGACTTGAAGCCAAAGGTTGAGCTAAAACCATTTGATAAGGTGCTTATCAGAGACTTTAAAAGCCAAGCATGACAAGTAAGCTTGTTTGGCTATAAAGATAGCGATTCTTATTATTGTTGTAATGGTTGTGGTTGGAATCAATGTATTCCTTACATCGGCAATGAATCATTGTTAGGTACAACTAAAGACGTGGAAGGTTGATATGGATATAAAGAAATTAATAGGCAGTAAGGAATCTGTTCCTTCAATCGACTTTAATCAAGTAGTTAAGAGTGATAACCTCCGATACTGGAGAATTAGCAAAGCTACTTGGGAGAAAGATAAAGTAGAACTTCATATTACCTTTGAAAAAGATGGTATACAAAGTTCCTTAGATAAGACATTTAACACAATAATGGAAGCTGTTGAATATTTCTACAACTTTCTTAAAACAATTTGATTATGATAGACGATAAGAAAATAGAAGCTGCTGCTAATAAGCATATTGAGACAGAGTATGCTAGATACAATAGTGGCAAGGTTGAGGAAGAAATGAATTGTCTTAGAGGCAAAGATAGCTTCAAAGAAGGTGCTAAGTGGGCTATCAATGAGTTTTTGAACGATTTGAATGAATTGCTTCACCCTGCTAGCGAAGTCCCACGTAATGATAACGGAAAGGTTCTTGCGTTCTCAAAAGAATTCGGTAATAGAAAGCTCTACGATATGAACGATGAGCTTGATAAGACTTCTTGCAATACATATCAAGAAATGTGGGAAGAGCAAGTCTATATGTTCCGATTGTCTGATTGGATATTCGTAGATGAGTTGTTTGACTTGATTACGAAAGGAGGTGAACAATGATTAGAAAGGTAACAATGTACGAAGGCATCTGTGACGGCTGTGGTAGGCGATTAGAAAATAATGGTGGAGATATAGTTGCTTGGAGCGATAAGTCTAACGTATATTTTTTAATGCAAGAACGTGGATGGCAGTTAATTGACGGAAAGTTTTACTGTCCAGACTGCAATGATACTTTCGGTAAGGAAGTGGATAAATATGTAGATAAAAAGAAAGGAGAAAGCAATGAAAGAGCTTAAAGATTTGGTTGTTGGTGATGATGTACTAGTTAGAGGTATGTATCGCAGACGTATCGCCAAGGTTGATAAAGTGACAAAGACTCAAATTATTGTTAATAACGCTAGATTTAGAAGAGATTCGGGCTGGCAATGCGGTGGCGATAGCTGGAGTAGGAAGAGTATATCTGTTCCTACAGAAAAGGAAATATCAGATATTAAAGAAGAGAATCTTCGTGAGACTCTCATCTACGCTATCTGTTCTTTTGATTTCAAACGCTTATCAACAGATGAGTTAAAACAAGTGTACAATATTGTAAAAGGCAAAGAAAAATGAAAAAGAATAAACACTCATTAAAGATAAGTCGTAGTTACTTTGGCGAAACTACCCTTGATGGTTATCCTATAGCTACATATTCAAATGATGAATTGAAGATTCTAAAGAACCTGCTTACACAGGTTTTGGATGAAGTGAATGAATATATAAAAGACTAGGCGTATGAAAGAGTTTAAAGTTGGAGAAAGAGTAGTCTTGAAGATTACTGAAACCGAGGAAGAAACTTGCTATGGTTGTTTCTTTTTTGGCAATGATGCTTGTGAAGTTTGGAGAAAATATCCATGCGATATTAAACTACGTAAGGATAATAAGAATGTAATCTTTGAAGAAGTTAAGGAATAAAGCGTATGAATAGATTAACTAAAGAGATAACGGCTACGTGGGGAAACACTATCCTTGTCGTAGGCTTATCTAATAAAGACGAAGTGATGTACGTCAAGTCAACAATAAGAGTGAAGCCAAAGAACAGAAAGCAAAAGAAGGAGTTCAAAAGCCAGTCTTATAGAATGAAAAAGGTTGCAAAAGGTGAGTATGAAGTAACAACATACTGCCCATTTAACGTTAAGCTATTCTCGAAGATAATGAGTCTTCTTGAAAAGAATGAGAATGGCGAGTTTTGGTTTAATATTGATAAAAAGTAAAGTGTATGGCACAGAAATATATTGAAGGTGATATTGTTGAGTATGACAACAAAGTAATGGTTATCAAAGAGCCAAGAGACGGAAGCCACTTTGACTTGTCTTGCCCGAAAGAAGGATTGGTGTACTGCTTTGTTGATGTTGATGAAATAAAGCCAATGCTCCTTACATCTGCCATTCTTAAGAAGAATGGATGGAGTAAGGGACAAATATACTTTAGGCATAGTCGTATTCCAAGAATTAAACTTTGCACAGACGGCGGAATCAGTTGGTCTGTTTCAATAAATGATGATATTATGGGAAGTTATATCAATTATGTTCATCAGTTGCAGCATATCCTATTTGCTTTTGGTATTGGAGAAGAAATGGAGGTGTAGGTATGCTTATAAGTGAATTTATTCAACAGCTTCAAGATGTTTACGATGAAGAGGGTGATATGGAAATTGCCATCAAGATAGATGATAACGACTTAGGTTCTGAACCTATTGTTGTGAAATCTACTGTTTATGAACAACTTTATATAGTTAATTCCTAACCGCTTTCGGGCATAAATAATAGCAGTATGGACAAAAATGTTGTGCTATCCAACGAAGAGTTGGAATTACTCATAACAGGCTTACATTGTGTAGATGAACGTAGTTATAATTTTTATACTACAACATATACACCGTGGAGTGAAGCTAAAGAGTTAAAAGAGAATTTGCGAATAAAGCTCAAAAGAGTATTGTTAAATGTTTAACGCATCTGGGCATAAAAGATAGAATATGCAAGGACAATTAGTTGATTTACGTGATGCGTATAAAGCCATTCGCAAAGCTTTGTTTGTCAAACAGGGGCAAGGTAATGAGTGGATGCAAAGAGATAGACAAGAAGGCTTAAAATTGTTGCGTCAAATACAACGTATTTTAAGCTATACTTATTAACGCCTTCGGGCATAAAAGATATTAGTATGAAAATAAGTGATTTGGTTAAAAGTTTAGAGAAAATAAAGGCAAAACACGGAGACTTGCCTATTGCTTTTGAGGTAAGTGATGATGACTGCTGTCCTATAAAGAAAATACACGTCAAAAAGATATATGACGATGATAGTACAGTTTCAGAAGCAGGTTTCTGTGAGGTAAGAAACTTAGGTGATGGGGAGAAGTATTTAAACATAAGCGATATGTTAGGTTAACGTCTTCGGGCATAAATAGTAGTAACATGACATCAGAACAAGTAGCAAAAGTATTGAGTTCTCTAGGCAAACGAAAGGTCTGCTTTCAGCATGGAGACAAAGTAGAGATAGTTAAGGGAATCAACGTAACAAATGATAACGTGATTCTTATTAGTGAACTTCCTTCGGGCATAAATTTTAAAAGATATGACAGAAGAAAGATTATCTAGAGCTAACGAATTAAGCAACTTTGTTAATGCTTATAAAGAAGTTATCGGTAGATATTGTAATGGCATGAGTGCTAATGAAAACAGACTGGGGAGTGCTCTAATAGATATAAACAAGTATGCGCCAAAAGAATCTGCCGACATAAAGAATGCTATAAAAAAGGCTTTAAATAGCATTCAGAAAGAGTTTGATGAGATTTAGTAACTAACCGTCCTGCAAAGGATATAAATATAAGTAATATGATTAAAAAGTACAGAAAGAAGCCCGTCACCATTGAAGCTATACAGTGGACTGGCAAGAATCTTATTGAAGTATCAGCTTTTATAAATAATGAAAGCTATGCAGAAGCTCTTAAGGAATATGATAGATGTTTTCCAGACAAACTTTGTCGTGATGTACACAAAGATATTATAAAGCGTGAAGGCTTTTGCATTGAAACCTTAGAAGGTAATATGAAGGCTAAAATTGGTGACTATATCATCAAAGGTGTAAATGGAGAGTTCTATCCTTGTAAGCCTGATATTTTCGATAAGACTTACGAGGAAGTAACTGAGTAACTAACCACCCTCTCCTTGGCAACAGGGAGAGGTGGAATAAGAAGAGAAAAGTGTTCTTTGACTTAGTGGATTACCGCAAATAAATTTGGAGATTACAAATATTTTCTGTATCTTTGCAGCGTTTTAAAATATAAATGATATGGCAAAGACTAAGAAAATTACAGTTAAAGATGTTGAAATCTCTGTATTATTAAAGGGAGATGAGAATGACTATATCTGTTTAACGGATATGACAAAAGGATTTGATGGTGGAAGTAAATTAATCGAGAAATGGTTGAGTAACAAATCTACTATTGATTTCCTTGGAGTTTGGGAGAGTATGAACAACCCTAATTTTAATTCCCCCGAATTCGGGGGAATTAGAAAAGAGACGGGAAGTAACAGCTTTTACATTTCCATCTCTGAATACGTTAAAAAGACCAATGCAATAGGAATATTTGCAAAGGCTGGTAGATATGGTGGTACATTTGCGCATAAGGACATAGCTTATCATTTCGGAATGTGGCTTAGTCCTGAGTTCAATCTTTTAGTTATAAAAGAATTTCAAAGATTGAAAGAATCTCAAAGCAATCCTCTATTACTGCATTGGGATGTAAAAAGATTGCTTTCTAAGGTGAATTATGCAGTACATACTGATGCTATTAAAGAATGTATCATACCACAGTTGACAATAGAAGAGACTAAACGTAATATCACAAGCAGTATTTATGCAGGCGAGGCTGATATGCTTAACCTTGCATTATTTGGTTATACAGCGAAAGACTGGGAAAAAGCTAACCCAGTATTAGCTAAGAAGGGGTTGAATATGCGTGACACGGCTACAATTAATCAGCTTATTGTACTATCAGCAATGGAATCGTATAACTCTGTTCTCATAAAGGATGGAAAGCCTAGACGAGAGAGATTCCTTGCTTTACATAAAATGGCAAAGGAGCAATTAAAATCTCTAGACAAGCATAATGCAGAGCAACGTTTTAGAAAACTATCTCCAGGAGGTGACTCTCCTTTATTAGAGTAGGCTATATCAGCAAATTTTAAAACATAGGTCTAACGACCACTTTATAAGCGGTAATCCACAAGTTGGGTTGCCGCTTTTTGTATTCAATAATTTAAAAGAAGAATATGACAGACAGATTCAGATTAGCAAGCCAGGAGACTTTTCAGACTCTGATAAGAAATGTGCTGAGAATTTTGGTATTGATTATCTTGACATAGAGGACTTTCTTAACAATAAAGGCGTATGAAAACAGTCAAATTCAAGGCTAAACGTCTTGACGGAAAAGGATGGGTTTGCGGATATTTCTACGAGGAGAATGGTAATACATACATCATTGAGAATCGTCAGAAAGAAAGCAAGTTAAACAGAAATCTCACTTATCAGGTTGACCCTTCTACCGTCTGCCAGTTCACTGGACTGAAAGATTGCGATGGCAAAGAAATTTGGGAAGGTGATATGCTTTCAAATGTCACCAATGATAGTCCTGACGGAATAGTAGTGTTTAAATATGGCGCATTTTCTTTACTCGCTAAGAATGGTCGTGATTTTTGCGTTGCACTAACATACCTTCTGAGTGAGAAAGATTCGTTAAATAGATTTAAGGTCGTCGGCAATAAATTCGATAAGGAGAAGTAGCGTATGAATATAGGAATTTTATATCTTTGTATGAGTTTTATCTACATCCTGCTTGTTTGCTTGGATGGAGAAGATGTAAAACCGAAATGGAAACAATGGCTAGCTGACAAACTAGGCATCAAGCCAAAGATAGAGGTTAGATACATAAAGCCACAAGTCGTTAAGCTTCATTCAAGAGTTACAATGTCAAATTTTGAAATGCAATACTATTGCCGTGACAAATTTGGCATGGAGCAATTGAAGAGAAGAGCAATAGAAAGTGTGTATGATGAAATTCTTAAGGGAATGAAGGCAAATGGATTGGTTTCCATTTCGCAATATAAAGACATCTATACAAATAGCACAATTTATGAGGGGACATGTGAAATTTATAAAAACAAGTAGCTATGAAGAAGGAAATATTTGACTTCTCGGAGGCTCTGAGAAGAATGAAGGAAGGAAAGAAAGTGAGAAGGGTAATTTGGGAAGAATGTGGAGCTTATATCTATATTGTCTCTAAGACTATCATAGCTGTATGCGATGAAAAATTCTTTCCTTGTGTTTTCAAAGATTCTGAGGATATTCTCGCAACAGACTGGGAGGAGGTGGAATGATGAAGATTAGGTTGGCAAAGAAGATAATGAGGCGCAATACGCCTTATTGGATATTTCGTTATCTCTGCTATAATCGCATATTGTTACCAGGAGCTGGATATAAAGTCGATTTTAAAGACCACCGCATCACAAAGGCGATGAGTTTAGTTGAACATTGGAATGCTCGTAGGTACAGAAACGAAGCGGCAA